CCAGGCGATTAATATCGTCCTGGTAAACCTCAATCGGCTCTCCGCCGCCTGGCGGGTAAACCTTAACTCTCTTCATTGCTTCCTCCCTTACACCGCCACGTCGACGGCGTTTTCGAGTGTTGCATAGTCGACCTCGATCGTGAACGATCCGGTCGCGACTGGTTGATCGCCTTCGCCTGAGAATTCCGCCTCGAATCCTGTGACTCGAGTATCTTTCGCCAGGCTGTTGCGCGTTACATCCACCGCGAGCGCTTCCTCGACTTCCTCCGCTATTGTATCCAATAGATTGTCGTAATTCGACACCCCCTTGACAAACGCCTCGACCCTTACAGTGAGCACTCGCATTTGTGTTCGAGGTGGTGTGATTGTTGCGATTTGACTGGTCTCGCTGTCCGCATAAATTAGCAGCGCCGGGAGCTTGCCCTCTTCGATCGGATAAACGCGCGTCTTGTAGACATTGCTGCCGGTAGTCGTCAAGCCGGTGAGCGTCGTCACAATGTTATCTCGAATTTGCTTGCGAACGTGCGCCATCTATTGCTCCTCGAGCTGTAACATCGTCAACCCGGTGCCGTCTTTCATTACGACTCGGATTGTGTAGGTTACGCCAGAAACGACAAGGGAATCGCCCTCGGACGCGCTTGATACGTCGGACGTGCGCGCGTGAAACGTCGGCGAGGTGATGCCAAACGCAACACCGCCGCCCGCCTCAATCGCTTCGTAATCGTCCTCAAAAATCCCGTTAGACTGCCATTATTTAGCGGCGGGCTTTTTCTTGGGAGCGCGCTTTTTTACGCTCTCTTTAGTCTCGGCGCGGTTCGAGCTGATCGCGTTCGCTTCCGAGAATGGGATCGCTCGACCTCGAGCAATCAGTGAATTCGCGTCGGTGTCGCTTAGGTCCAGGACGGTCCCGACTTCCTGGTGCTCGCCTTTTATGGCGACTGAGCTGGTCAATTTAACTTGCATTTTTAGCTCCTAAAAAATGGGGCGACTTGCGCCGCCCCGTTTCACTCTTACGCCGTAGTGACGTCGAGGATTGCAGCGAACGCTTCCGCATGGCGAACCGCTACGTCTACGTCCTGGTACATTGCGATTCGAGTCGCGCCTGTTGCTGATCCAGTGTATGGGTCGACCAAAACATCGAGTCCCCCGAACATTGAAATCATAAGTTGCGAGAAATCGCCAAACAGAACTGCCGAACATACGCCGGAGCTTGTGCCTTTTGTAAGGTCAGAAGGTACGAGCGTCGTGCTTGCTACGTTGTAGCCGAGCAGCGTGTTCGAGTCGTTCAAGATGAAGTTGCCTTCAACACCTGACGCCTGGCGCGGAGTCTGACGCATTGCACCGACGACCTTGGGGTTCGTCAAGAATGCCAGGCTTCCGCCGAGAGCGTTGTCGATTGCGACTTCTTTCTCGAGGTCGACCAGCTTCGCGTATGTGATCGCTCCGCCGTTAGTACCCATCGCCACCGAGCCGATACCCGAAGTCTGAGTGATACCAGTTGGTTCGTTAGAACCGCCGCCCTCGATTGCCACTTCGTCAATCTTCGCAGCAAATTGGCGAGTCATGTCGTCACGGATGATTTGCTCGACCGACGGATCGCTCTGCATAGATAGCTTGCGAGAGATATCAACGTATTGAACAAGTGTCTTAGGTGACATTGTGACCTGTCGGAAAGTTGGAGCACCTTCCGCGCCTGGAGCTGCGTTTTCAGCAACAAAACCGACCGAGGTTTTCGCGTTCAATGCTGGGATCGCTACGTCGCCGCTGAGACCCTGCATCATGCGAGCACCGAGACCAGAGATCACCAGGTTCGCGCGTAGCGCGTCGATGAACTCGCCGCCGAGGTGATCAGTTGGCTTTAAGAAACCGCCCGCCGAATCGGTGCCGACTGTTAAATCTCGCTTGAAGATAGACTGAGGAACGTAGAAACCGCGCGGCTCTTTGCCGTAGCGCTTCGCTAGTTCGTCAGATACTTCGCGCTCGAGACCGTCGAACCGACCCGCTTGCGCTCCGCGAATAGCATTCATTAGAGAATATTCGCGCTGCTCTTTTGGGTTCAGATCAACGTCAGCGACGTCGAGGGGCTTATCAGCGATCTTGTCCAACAAAGCACCTCGGAATTGTGCGAGTGATGCACCTTCCCGGATTGCTTGGTCAGCGAAAGCGCGCTGGTTGTGTCGTGCTGCAAGCGAGAGAATCTCGCCGATTTCCTTGGATCGCTCGGCGGCTGCATCCGCGCGAACCTGATCCATGTTGATTTCGTCAGACATTTTTTTGTCCTCCTTAACGATGGTTTTGATTTCAGCTTCGTCGGGAACCTCGATCGAGCGATTTGTGCCGACTGACTGGTCGGCGGGCAAACTTACGATTGAGACTTCCAAAAGTTCGGCGTCTGTTACTCGGTACAAATCGGCGCGATCTGCATCCCTTTCCATCTTCCGAACCCTGTAACCGATCGATACGTTCGAACGAATACCGTCGATTACGTCTCTGTAAATCTCTTCAGCGAGCGCGCTTCGACCGAAGCGAGCCGTCGCCCGGAGACGCCGGGCCGAGCTGTCAAGAGTGACAGATTCGATTACGCCTATTTGCTGTTCTGGATCGTGATCCTTCAGCAATGGCATATTGCCGGAGCGCGCAAAACTGAGGTCGAGAGTGTTTTCGCTGTGAACGATAACCTCCTGACCGAATTGCCGCTCGACGGGATTTTCACTTGAAACAGACATCGAGACCCGGCGGTCGTCTACCGCCTCGGCTTGCATATCATTAGCGCGTCGAACCACTTCCGCTTTGGAGAATCGCTCCTCCTCTACTTCCTCGGGCATATCTTCGACTGCTTCCGACTTGCCGTAGGTGATGATGATTTCGTCGTCGGTTTCCTCGATGTTTTTAATGTGCCGAATGTCGTCGACACTTCTTTCATCTGTACTCAATGGATGACCCTCCGGGAATAAATCCGTGTCATGTTTTCCGCCTTGAAATCTATCATTTTTCAAAGCAAATAAAAAACTATTGACGCGCGCATAGCCCCATTGTTCGGGCGAACCCACGCCAGGACGAACCGAACTCGGGTTCGTCTTATATGCACCGATTCCGCGCTCCATTACCGCCCGGAGCTGTCGCATCGTAACCCGGCGCAAATCATCGTCGCCGACTTCCTCGTTGTGCTCGTCGCGCTTGTTTTCGAGCGCAGTCTCGACGGTCTCGGAAAGTTCGCGCTGTTCGTCTTCGTCATGGTGTGCGCGCTCTTCGTCTTTCTTGCCCTCGAGCTTTTTTACCAGCTCGAGAATCACGTCTTTCATACCTTGCTCGCCGAGAGTTCCAATAACGCCCCATTTCATCTGCGCGACGATACCGGCGACGTTGCTGCGATTCGGCTCGAGGTCGCCGCCGCTAAACTGTCCGCCGTCTTCAAAGTGACGCGCCGCCCAGGCTTCGCGCTCTTTTATCCAATTAAGGACCGCGTTCGCGTCGTCTCCATCCCTAGCGCGTTCCCATAATCTGAAAGCATCGTTACCCCGAACATTACCGCCAAGCCGCCAGACATCGCCGTTAAACTCTTTGATGTTCTCGGCAAACTCGCGATCAAACTGCGGATACTCACTGTTTCGCAGTGAGATTTTGAGGTCGTCGCCTTCTTTCGGGAAATTAGTCGCCATCGGTCATGTCCTCGAACGCTTCGCCGGTCATTATGTTGATTATGGTGATTGCCCGCCACCGAACGGCTCGAATGCGGTCTTCAATCCGAATTGATCCGCGAGCTGCTTGTCCCGCGCAATCTGCGCGAATACTTCCTCGACGTCTCGACCGTACTGATTCGCGACGTCTTGCATCGAGATCAATCCGTTTTGCAGCGCGATTACGTGCGCGCTGATTTCCTTTTGTGGGTCGACCCACTGGAAACCGCGAGGTCGGAATTGTGCGGCGTCGTTGAACTTGCTGAACTTGTCGATCGGGAGATTCACGTTCCCGGTCGTCATTGCCGAAAGTAACCAGCGCTCGAAAACGCGCTTCACAAAATGCTCGATCATGAATTTCTGAATCGTGCGATAGAATTCGCGATCCTCGATCGCGCCCTGACGGATAGAGCTGTAGCTCGTTTGTGTCAGATCATTCGAAAGCGAGTGATATGAAACACCGAGACCGGAAGCAATACCGCGAAGAATAGACTTTTCGAAATCACCGAACGCACTGGTCGGATGCTGCGGATCGAACTGTTCGAACGTGACACCCTTCGGGAGCTGGTGAAAACTACCAGGTTCCGCGTCCATGATGGGGATCACATCGTCCTCGAGGTCGTCACCCTGGAATCCATCGCCGCCGCGCGAGGTGAAAAAGCCCATTTTCGACGCCGCTGTTCGCGCTGCGATCAATTCTGCCTCGCGATAACCGTGCAGCATCTTGAGACTCGAGATCGCCGTCGACATCCAGGGAGTGCCCCGGCTCTGCTGCGCTCGATCGGGGAGATACAAGTGAAATAGATTTTCCGCTTCGACGCGCTCGGTTCGCCGGTTGTATTGGCTGAACTGATAATCGCCGGGATGCTCGGTCAGAATGTGATAAGCGACCGGGCGACGGTATCGATCGAACTCGACACCCATTCGGATTTCGTTTCCGCTTCCCTTTGCGCGCTCGTTCTTTTCTTCGTCGATCAAATCCGGCTCGAGGAATTGCAGCGCGAATCGATCCTGGTTGCCCGTGTAGTTGACCAGGCGAACCAGGCATTCACCATCGCGCGCCATTGATTCAGCGACTAGCGCCTGGGCATCGATGAAAGACATTTTCCCGTCGACGGTACAATTTCCGACGTCGCACCATCGTCGCCATTCGCGCTCGACGATATCGTTCGCGCCAGCATCGAGCGAACCGTCGACGTTCATCGCCTTCATCTGAAGCGTAATCCCTCGATCACCGACCACGTTCGTTCGAATTAGATGCAAATAGCGCCGCGCGTATTCGTTGTTTCTGCTTAAATCTCGGCAGCGATCGCGCAGCGTTTTAAGGTTGAAACGGATTTCGGAATCCGCCGAACGCTGCGAGGTAATGAAATCAGCGAATAAACGACCGCCTTGTGCGCCGTT